CTTTAGACCCCTCTGAGGCACACCCGAATGCGATATTTACCAAAAAGATATAATATTTCTTCGGGTGCTAAACACACCACCATAAATGGTGACTTAACTCTGTACCCTTTTAAAGTAGGTACAAACTTGTGGTACAATCTTCCTAAAATGTGTTATCCGGTGATGTAGACACAAAGGAATACAAAGTAGGAACACATATAAAGAAAATAGGATCAAAATCAACTCCACCAGCCATAAAGATATCCACAAGCGGCCAACCTTCATCAACAGAAGAGGATGAACTTCCACAGCGCATAGACGTAACTAATTTTAGGCTTTCTTGCTCGCTGTAATCTCCCAGAACATCACGTCTAGTAACATACGCCGGACGAAATTTCCATCTGGAATATTGTGGAGTAACAACAGACAAAGCACTCTGAGTATTAGCATTAGTAATAGCCATACCTCTATGACCCCAAGCACCCCGTGTAACACCTAAAGTAGATGATAGTGGAATGCGTGAGGCCGTAGAAGGTTCGGTAACCAGTGCACCAATTGTAAAGCGATTAATAGCTTGTGCTGGAGCTACATCCAAGATATGAGATCTAGGATCACGTTCCACAACTATTTGATCAGGTATTGGTTGCCCATTGGTGATAACATTATACTGATGTACAATAGAACCACGATACCCGGCGAAACAATTAGTAATCCAATTAATTGGATGTGTAGGTGAATACTGAAACTGGTCTTTAGTCGGTGTAATGATACCCACAGCGTAATTCACTCCCTGGGAGGTAAATCCATAATCAACTGGAAAACGTGGAATATAATTAACAAGATTATAGAATTTTTTGGTAAAAAATACCCCAGAAGCTGAAAATGGATTGCCAAGAAACTCACGATGATAAAAAGAAGTTCGGTGTAAAATTGTTCTTAAAGAGGCTACTGTTTCCCCAACAGTGATAACGTTTGTATCAATGGGAATATGAGTATCTCCTACATCAACAAGCTGTTCTTCTTCCTCACCACTCTGCACCTCGAGAAACGACCACAATGGCGTCTCATTTGGTTGTGCAAGTTGAAAATCTTCAGCTGTATGAGCAAATAGTAAAATATCAATTTCCTGCGACGTTGCGGGACCAGTTAACTCGTTCAGAACTGATATGCGCACGTATCCATTGAATGCCTTCTTATCTGTTGTAACAGTACCACCAGAGGTGATAGCCCAGTTATTACCAGTATTAGAAGTATTCAACCATGGGTCCTGAGCTTTATACGGTATCGTAAAAGTAACTTCAGTCTCCAATTGTAAGTCCACAATACGTGTCATTGTAGTACTCTCTGCATTGGTTAATGGTACCTCTTGAGGATCCCATGAGATCTGCAGACGACCTGTGTGATAACGTGTCTTAACCAGACGGATAGTATAAACCATACCGCCGCGCCACTGCGAAAACATAGCAGCACAATGTGCTGCTGGTGTATTATTGATAAAAGTTTGACTGATACCAGCATTTGAACCATAGTTTCGTGGTGTAACGGGGAAACGCATAAGTTGAGTGCCAGGTCCCTGAGCTTCAGTCCAAAGAGCACCAGTTATAAAAGATTCGCGTGCGCAAAAATGTGATATAACTAATTGATCTTCATCAGGAGCACCAGTGACCTTTTTATCAACAGTGATTTCGTTTTTAGGATCGATGGTTAGTTTATCCATAGGAACACTAGTTTCCACCGAAGCAAAAGAATGAAACGCCTTAGGATGGTATGGCATGACATCGCTAATAACTGGAGGATTACTAAAACCGAATAGTGAGGCAATGCCTCCTACAGCTCTAGCGCCAATCTCAGTGGCCCGTGCTAAACTACCAATTACTGGAGTATCAGTTAATTTTGCAGCAACATTAGCAACAGCCGTAGCAGGACCACTGATAGGTCCCGCGCTACTATACTCATCTGCTTGCAAAACTAGACCTGACGTCAAACCAGCTAATTCCACATCCGTGGCCCATGCATAACATGTTACTGTTACATTAGAACCGGTTGCACCATTGGCACTACGTAACTTCGAATATAGAAGGTAGGTAATTTGGCCCATATCATTGAAATCTGAGTTCTTATTCATATCTAACCAAGCATGAGGCCATAAGAAAGGGAGTTCCATTTCCACAGACGTCATATCTTGTGGATATATGAATTCACCAGGCATCTGCGAAAATTTAATTTGATCACCAGGTGTAGATTGCACTATATCACGTGCGCCACCATCCATTGGACAGTAACACACTCGCATTGCTCCATAATAAAACGGAGAAGCGTTCACCACAAACTTAAGATGTAATTTAGCCCTCAGACGCGCAAAATTTGTAATCTTATTCTTAATCGAAGTAGTATTAAAGAAAAGCTGCCAAGGTTTAAATTGTTTCATAAGGGTTGTGGTGGAACCTTCTGCCCATGAAAATGTATCTATGGCAACGGGACGTTCTAAAAAACTTCCCAAACCAGCAGATACATCAACATCAGGTTTGTAGGACACCATAGGTGCACTACTATAATTGCCCAAACCAGCATCAGCAAATTTTAAATTTTGCTGTTGTTGAACATGAGCAGAACCATCCTCCAATTCAAGAGATTGAATCTCTAGGTGTGAGAATGAAAATGTGCGATTTATTGGAGTTTCGCACAAAACTCTTTCATATGTAGCAGTAGATGGATAAATTCATCATCCTTTACATCTATAAGGGATGATATATTTTGTGAAATTGGCGACTAACTGGCACCTTTCCTAAATAGGAACTTCCGGGAACGCCGAAGTGAGTAATATGCATATGTCCACGCTCTTCTAATTGTAAATCACAAAATCGTTTTATTGGAAGCAGTAACTACACATGCATGCTATTGTTTGGTTTAGTTTCCACCAAGACGCCATAACTTACGCCTTATGTATCATGGGGTTTTCTGTTATCGCACCACCCCATAGGTGCGCACCAGGGGTACTTATCTGGCGCCCCCCCGAGGCGCGTGGCCACCAATTTATGATGACCACACAAATTTACCCAGTATATTCTGGGTGGTTTCAGGTTCACAATCAAGATAAGCCTGCGATGCTTCCGTAAAGCGCTCTTTAAGTTCTTCCCAAGTAGGGAAAACTCCATCATCTATATAACAAGACAAATCAGCTCTATCTAGAAGCCTACGTAAGTACATTGATTGTTCCTCGAACTTCTCCCGACCATGGAAAAACCACTCGGCTACAGCAGATCGCACAATATCGACAGTTTGCTTTTGAGGGCTTTCTGTTTTACTGGGTATGAAAATCATAAGACTCTTCCATATAGACTTGGGATCTAATGTAGCCATATATGCATTCAATTCAGGTTCATATCTGAAATTTCGTTTCAAAAAAGAAACTTCAGATATCATAATAAAGGGAACACTTTCGGCATACTTATCTGCCATCGTGTACCCTATACCAACCTCAGACAAAATGCGTGCAATTTCGGTGTGATTAAACCAATCAACCCGACTACCTGCAGCATTATCATCACCATATGTAATAAGACTAACATTTTCTTGGAAGGTATCCACCTCCTTAGCTGGATTCAATTCATGGTAACAATATCTCATATAAATGGAATTGACCAAACAATTGATAATAACTGTAAGCGGGTGTCCTGATGGGTTTGATCCGAAAAATCGCATAAGATCCCCATTAAAGTTACAAAAGGCGAAAGCGACATCTTCAGCTATAACCTGAACAGCATTCAAAAGTTCTTGAGTTGCACCACACCACGTTAATATCATACGAATAGTACGAAAAGCTTCCATAATAACCAATGATCCCATAACCTTGTCAAAAGTTTCAAAATCACCGGCTATCAATCTGTCCACACCATAACGTGTCAGGTATTGATATATACGAGTCCATTCAATGGAAGTCGCATTTGTACCCGGAGCACACTCAAAGAGGTACTTGTTATATTGCATTACACGCACAAAAGGCAAAAGAGCCATGCGAACACACACATTCCAAGCCATTGGGCCTCCCATAAAAAGGCGGGCCTTACCTGCTACCACTTTACGCAAAGGTAGTGCTTCGTCCTTAAGATGTTGCATAAACACGGGTGCTGAACTAATACCCTGTATCATTTTATTCCAACACTCCTCAACTTCCAACTTAATTTCGGGAGTTAATTCGACTGGATGTTGCCAAATATCATCGGCAGGCATACGTATTATATGATTACGCTTACTATTATTATAAGGATAACCAGCACTAGTTCCAAAATTCATAGAATCTACAAATTTAGTTCCTGGTACACCGTTCAATGCTGCTCGCAAACATATGGGTTCCTTAAGTTCTGCCTTAAATCGATCAGGCAAACCCTTATATATTGTTCGTGCAAAACTTGCAGCACAGAGTTTAACTACATCCTCTTTAAAGCACATCTTTTTCTGCACCATAGACTTTAACCCTATATGTACAGCAGTGAAACCTCGCATAGGTGCGGGCGCAAACTCGCGCTTTCTACCATCCTCCAATAAAAAAGGAGTTAAGGGTGTATCCTTAGCCGTACTTTTGGGTTGTCTTTTAAATCCTCCAAAACTACCGAACACCTGGACGGTACCATCAGGGATATAACGAGCCGTACATCGCGGACTTATATCTGTTGTGAAATTCTGCCCTTCTAAAAAAGGTATGTCATTCTCCACAATAGGTGTGTTAAACCAATTGAGAGCTGATTCATAATCCTCTCTATAAATAGGCACAGATACTGCTTGTCTTCGGGTACCACCTAATATGTGTATTCCAGCTAAAACGCAAGCGTTTGGCTGCTGTACAACTACAGGTGAACCACACTCACCCTTGACAGTATCTCGTTCCACTTCAGACGGACACACATCTAAAAAGCTATTGAATTGTTCAATATGTTGCTTCTCCATAAAATGTGTACGTTTAGTCATAATATATTCTGTGGTACCATCTGATGATCGGACCACCATGCGACCAGGAGCATCCACAGTAAATCCCTTCTCAGGTAATAAACCACTGATGTTCCTACGTCCAGGCATATGATTAATCTCAAAGAATGCTAATTCCTTCTCTGGCACCCGCAAAATACATCGCTGGGCCATCTTAAAGGAAATGTTACCATTACATCCCTCGCTATTATTTTCATGGATAACCTGTAGATCAAAATATTCATCTAGAGGCAAGACATGATTGGGGACCACATAAAGGTGACCACTAAGACACACTGCTCTAAATATCGAGTGTTTTTGTACCTCCATGCGAAGTACGACACCAAACTACATTTCTAGCTACCAAAGCTGAACTTTTACTTAGACTCAAATTAGACCACGATTGACTTAGTCTACCGAGGAACTCACTTGGTTGATAGTCTGCCTTTCGCCACACGTTTTCCATCTCCTTCGCATTCGCGGGCATAACTCCAACATCATCTATGGATACTTGCACCTCAAAGGGTATTAATTCAGGACATTCTTTTTTCAAAAAATGCCAGGTTAAACCTAAGCCAGCGAAAAAACCCACACCCAATATAAAAAATTTAAGATATGGGTGCACTGCTGCGTAGGTCTCATAGAGTGAACTCAATAGAATTTTCTTCACACTATCACGTGTAAATAATTTAATTTGTTCAACCTTATTATTAAAATACCAGCCTACCTTTTGCTTGGCTCTAAACACTGCACAACTCACGAGATCGGCAGGACGAGCAATTAATGATGGATCTTGCACAAGAACATCTCCTGCACAACCAGCAAAGAATTTCCCAGCAGCACAGACCCCAACAGTGGCCGCACCCCCAAGTACCAACTTACTGGTGAGACTTAATCCTTGACTTTCAAGATTATCATCTTCTTCGTCACCTTGGACTTGCAATTGTCCAGGGCAACACACTACTGAGGGTAATTGATGCACCGGACACAACTCAACCTGGGCCACATTAGCCATAGATTGTAGTAATGAAGCTTGTCCAGCTCTATGATCACTCACCCACTTATTAAAGTGTTGAATAAACACATAAATGCTATCAGTAACAAGAATCTCCACCATAGAAATGGTTTCATCCGGCATCACCTTTACTTCCTCAACAACTATATCCCACAAATCAGGGTAGTGTCCAGGTAGAGTAACTGGTACCTTACTAGGATCTAACATCATGGTTCCTGGCTTACGATATGGTTCCTTTGGTTGCGCATTCACAACATAAGGATATCTGCGTCGAATAGCTTGAGGGTTATTAAACCAACAATGAGCCTTAAGATCTTTCGTATTAGTGGAAGCTAAAACTAGTTCGCACTTAAAAGGAGTGCGACCTTTATCTTCAATTGCAGCCTGAGGTGGGCTAAATCCTGTATTACCTATCATCAACAGTGTGTCAGCATTAGACGGGTCACTTGTCGCTGTATTAGGATTAACAGCAGCGACATCTTCTATGATAGTGCACCACATACAACTTTTAAATCCGTTCCAGTGAGGTTCGGCTGGAGTTCTATAATATATAAAACCTTTACCAAGTGGTTTGTTATACATCTTAGCATAGTGAGTTTTCAATGTATCATTGAAGGAACTTTT